CTTGGCAGCTGCCTGGGCCGCTGCCTGGGCCGCTGCCTGGGCCACTGCCAGGGCCGCTGCCTTGGACGCTGCCTGGGCCACTGCCAGGGCCACTACCAAGGCCGCTGCCTTGGACGCTGCCTTGGACGCTGCCTGGGACGCTGCCTGGGCCACTGCCAGGGCCGCTCAAGAAAAAGAACTGCGCCGAGTCTGCGCAAAGATCGAAGCAGATTTGGCAGTAGGCGCATAGAACACTGGCCTAGACCTAGTTGCGCAGATTTTAATAGTATTAAGAATAACCATATCTAATAGATGGAGAGCGAGATGACCGCATTCATTCTGGCAATAATGATAACAGCAACGGACGGCCTGCCGTTGTTCCGTTTTGACTCAAAGGAAGTATGCGAGTCAGTCAGGGAAATGATGATCGAAGAGGCGCGGGATCATGTCGAGTGCGTCAAGGTCAAAATCAACGAAACCTGAAGGAGGATTATCTTGGACACATTGGTCTTGTTGATTTTAACAGGATGCCAAAAAACACCGCACCACATGCATCGTCATGCGATGTGCGCCTTTGTCTTTGAGAGAGTAAATCATGAGCTACCTAGCCACCACGTTCTTTTATCTCCAAGCGCTCGCGCTCCAGAACATCGGGACAAGATGCGGCGAAATGTACTATCACGCTATGTGCTTGGCCGCCGCCAATCTGATCAAGGAGGGTCTGTAACATGAGCCTCGCAGACTTAATAAAAAAGGCCAGAAAATCCTCTGGAATGACCCTAGATGAGCTAGCCGAGTGTGCGAGCATGAGCAAGTCCTACATCTGGAGCCTGGAGAACGGCGTAGACACAAATCCGACACTGGGCCACTGCGTGCGGCTTTCTCTGGCGCTCGGAATCAGCGTTAATGCAATGGCTGCGGCATCTGTAGCATGAGGACCGAGTACCCCATCGGCGCAGCTCTTGGCATGACCATTATCATCGTGCTGCAATGTATCATTATGCCAGCACTAGATGAGCGTGATGCAAAGCGGCAGCAAGAAGCAAAGGTGGCGCAAAACAAGCGCCTTTTCAATAAACTTTACAAGGACGCCGAGTCAATGACGTTCCCCATTGATGCATACCCACCGGAGAATCATCATGTCAGAGGAAGAAAAGAAGGTGATAGCGGCAAAAGCTGAAATTGCCGAATACAACGAAGCATTCCTAAGGGGCGAGGAAACGCATTACCCGCAGTGGGCAGACAATTTTCTACTGCAATATGCTGCGCTCTTGGCCACCAAACAATTAATAGAAAGGATGATGCAATAGTGTTCACAAATTTATACGCAAAACTGCCGCCGCCGGTGAAATGTACTCACTGCGGATACAAGCATTATTCGACGGTTTGCACAATCTGCAAAACACCAGTGAAAGAGAAATCATGAATCTCATCATTAACGCAAAAGTCAAATCAGTATTGCATGACACAGAGAACTATAAGCGCATCGTCTGCGAAGACGAAGAACAGGCCGTAGAACTGCTTGGAATCATCAACTCCGAAAAGTCATTGCAAGAGGATCTTAAAAAGGCACACGCCGCGATGAGCCAAGCAAATACGGCACTGATCCAGGCGCGCGACATGCTCCAAGAGCTCAATTCTGCCCTAAAAGCGCATGAGGCAATCTCTAAAGCAGGCAAGTAATTTACGATTTTCATCTCTTTAAATCGCGCCTCGACTATCGTTCCAAGGGCGGTCAAAAAAGGGACAGGCCGGGATGGGAAGACCGGCGATAACCCAAAAATCAATACACAAGGAGCTTTACATGAACACAAAAATCTTAGCAGTTTCCGGCGGTTTCTATTTCTTTGGAACAGAAATTACTGCGCAGGCCGATGGCTATATCGCCCTCAAAAACGCCGCGATGTTTGGTGGTTTTTCTGGTGGAAAAGGGTTGCCTGGGGTGGCGCGCGGCGATAAGTCGTCGACAGTCATACTGGACCAATTCGTTCCAGAAGAAGAGCTGCTGTTTCCAGTAACGGCCGTGTTTGCAATTCTCCCTTCCATCGATCTCTATACCTTCAAAGGTACTACTTTACGATAAATAGGATTTCCAGAAGGGTCGCTAAATAGCGGCCTTCCTTCATCGTACAAAAACAAGAGGAGTAGTCATGAGAAAATTATTCTCGCCACACATACCCGTCCTTTTAATTGGCCCTCCCGGCATAGGAAAAACGGAACGCGTACAGTCGTATTTCGACCACGCCGAAGTCATGCTGACATCGACGCTTGTCGAGGAGGACATCGGCGGACTTCCCTATCGCGAGGGGGAATACGATTACCGCACCATTCCTGCTATGTTTCGTCGGCTAGAAGAAGCCAACACAAATGGTAAAACAACTGTTCTTTTTCTTGATGAGCTGGATAAGGCAAGGCGCTCTGTAGCTGACACGTTGCTAACCCTTATTGCCTCGCGTAAAGTTGGATCTGCTTCATTACCGAAAAATACGTGCATTGTTGCCGCTGGCAATCCCCCAGAGTTCGGCGGCGGTGATGGAATTAGCGAGGCGATGCTATCACGATTTGCAGTCGTTGACTGCGAGCCGGATATTCTGGAATGGTGCGAATGGGCCAAGAAAAATTTCTCTCCCGAGATAGCCAGCGGTGTGATCAATGCGATAAAGACGGGAGAAATGCCGATCTTCGATCGCACAGGAGAAGGTCTCGATAAACGTATTTCTTCTCCCAGAACTATTGCGATGGCTCTTCGCGCCGTAGGAATGTTTTCGCCGGGAAGCGACGAACTTTCGCGATTGGTTCGGGGACTTCTTACGCCAGCAGTGGCAAGCCAGCTTCTCTATCTTGTGCGTAATCAACACAATGATGTACTTGATGTCGCTACTGGCTCTGCAAAAAGAAGCTCGTTAAAGAAGTCGGTTATACAACCGGTGAGACTCTGATCATGCTTACCGCTGCCCCTATAATTCGTAAGCCCCTGTCCTTAATTGGGGCGCCTGGCTTGACCGACTTTGTCAAGATATACATCGCTTCAGAACTTAACAAGCGAGAATATCGTACGACCCTGCGTCATGAGCAAGCACATGTTTGGGCTGGCCATAACCGTAGACGGCCAAAAGATGCTGTCGACAAGTTGTGGCGCATCGCCTGCGAAATGGAAATTGCAAAGACGATCTACGACGATATTGATATTGAAAACATCAATGCTCCTCGTTCTAGATTATCTGGTGGGTATCTCCCTGATACGTTGGCGAATATGCCCGTAGGCATTATCTTAGCAGAAGACATCTACGAATGGCTTCTGCAACAATCGGAAAACGAGATACCAGACGTCGAATGCACATGCTCCTGTACATGCAATTCTGACCGAGATGAGGAGTCAGATCAACCCGATGCGTCTACGATGGTAGAATCCGCGCGCGCGGCTCTGGACGATATCGACAAGGTCGGGGATGCGCAAGCCGCAGTAACTAGCAACTATAATCACTTGAAGAACCGCACCCCTTCTCTCACTGACGAAGTAGACGCGGCTTTACGGGTGAGAGTAGAAAGAGAGCGCACACATAGACGGCCTTCTCGTAGGGACTCTCCAAATGTAATCCTTCCTGGCGCCGTATCGATTCCTAGACCGCCTCTGGTAGAGATATTCGTCGATAGAAGTGGCTCGTTCTCTTCTGACAAAACCGCCCAAGCTGAAATTCGGCTAAAAAAAATACTGGCAAAATACGGCGCTAGTATAGCCGCTGATGTTTGGTTCTTTGGGAATGGTAGAATATCGGCCAGCGATATAAGAGGTGGAGGGGATACGCCATACCATCTAATCGCCCAACATCTCGCCGTCTCTTTGCCGAAGATAGCCATCGTAATTACCGACGATGATCCGGTAGAAAACTCAATTAAGCCGGTTTTAGGGCCAGTTATAATTTGCGTTCCCGTGGGATGCACATCTACAAATTTAGCCCGTCGCCTCGGCGGAAAAGACGTTGCATGAAATATCCCAAAGGCTACGGCGACGGCGACGGCTACGGCGACGGCGACGGCTACGGCTACGGCGACGGCTACGGCTACGGCGACGGCGACGGCGACGGCTACGGCGACGGCGACGGCTACGGCAACGGCAACGGCAACGGCGACGGCGACGGCTACGGCAACGGCAACGGCTACGGCGACGGCTCCGGCAACGGCTACGGCTACGGCTCCGGCGACGGCTACGGCTACGGCTACGGCTACGGCTACGGCGACGGCCGCTACCCCTACAGTCTGGTGACGCGATGAAATATCCCAAAGGCTACGGCGACGGCTACGGCTACGGCTCCGGCAACGGCTACGGCTACGGCAACGGCT